CAACCAATTAATCGATCTCGACGCCGATAAATGGTTGGGCGTCACCAGCCTGAAAGTGCGATCCGGCACATCGGCAATCCCAGTTGTTCAGTCAGCAGACGCGAACCTGGCACTGGTCGGATATTTCACCGTCGACCCGAACGCCGCTGTACTACCAGACCCGACGCGCACCATCGTCCTCAAGGCGCCGTTCTGGCTGGATAGCTTCCCATCCCTGACGATCGACGAAAGCGGTGTCTGCACGTTCGATCTAGTCCGCCAACTCGCACCAGGCGAAACGATCATCGGTATTGAGACCTTCAGCCTCACCGTGGCCCAGCCTGACGGCGTGACCGATACAGACCTACCCGGCCGTGCCGCAGGAACGCCAGCCATCAGCGGGACGATGATCTCCCAGCGGTTTGGCAACTGGCAGCAGAACGTGGCGTGGATCAAGTATCGCGTGACGGCGGTCTACATCACCAGCGCAGGCGGGCCTAAGTCGGTCAGCGGCTATCTGCCGGTGTGGCAGCGGCCGAACTGAAAAACGGGAGACACTACGATGGACAGCAACGTTCTGCGCCTTGAGTGCCTGAAGCTCGCCGCTAGCTTTGGGCTGCCTCCTGATCAGGTAATCGCCAAGGCCAAGGAATTGTATGCGTTCGTGAGCGGAAAGCCGGAGTCATACTCATATGGACCGGCACACATAAAGCTGTGCAGCATCGATGATGGTGCTGGGACCGAACGGGCGCTGGTGGGCAGGGCTACGTAGAGAGCGGCCTAGCTAACCAGCTACCCGCCTCAAGGCAGCGATGCCGTCAAGCAGCTTCAGCACATACGCGGCATAGCCCGGCACTGGAGCATTACCGTTCACCCAATCGCTTACGGTGGATGGGCGAACATCCAGGCGCCGCGCGAACTGCGCCTGCGATAGTGCCAACGCCACCAGATTAGCCTTGAAATCCTTGCTTGTCATTGTGTCACCCGGCGGAATGAAGCATCCAGCATAACGGTTAGCGGAAGAAAGTGCCATGGCGATAGACATGACCGACGTGGAATTCACCCCAGCGCCTGATTTGACTGGCTGCCCCGTTGGCTCGCTCGCTGTCTCGGTGGATCTGGTTGCTGACCTTCTCGGCATCGCACCCCGAAACGAAATCACCGCGCTGCGAATTGCAGGCGACGGCCAGTCGGTAGAGTTACTGGTGCGCGGTGAAGACATGCCGCCAGAAGGTCACGTCGTCACGCCGACCAGTGTGACCATTCTATGTCACAGCAGCATCGAGAATGGTGAGTGCCTCATTGAGGCTTCGTGGGCTCACAAGCCCGAGCGGCGTTGGCGGCTGAAGTAGTTCACCATGCCGGGCGATCCATTCTACAGTTCAGCCCCCTGGCGAACCTTCCGCGCCGCCTTCCTCAAGTCCCACCCCATATGCAGCCGTCCTGACTGCGGCAAGCCATCCAAGCACGTCGACCACAAGCTATCCCGTCGCAAGGGTGGCGCACCGCTCGATCCGGATAACAGCACCGCAATGTGCCATAGCTGCCACTCCAGCAAGACGGCGAGTATGGACCACGCATTCGGCAACCCCTCACCCATCAAAGGGTGTGACGACGATGGCCTCCCCACCGACCCACGCCACCCATGGCTTCAGGGACGCTAGGCACCGCAGTCCTGCTTGACCGGCAACTGACCGCCATCAACCCAACCGACCGCGCGAGGCAAGATGGCTTTTGTCTTGCAGTGCGAAGCGTGCGAGCGGGAATTCACCTGTAAGCAGCGCAGCGGTCGGGAAGTGCGGCTCGGCATATTCCAGCGGTTCTGCTCGCGGCAGTGCAAGGGCGCAGATCGCCGCGCCGCGACATTGGTGAAGAACCCGCCCAAGGCCGAAGCGGAGATGGTTCCTTGCTCCACATGCGGGGCAGCGTTCCCACCCAAAGGGGCACGAGTGACGTGCTCCGCAGAATGCCAAAGGCTAAGGGACAACGCGCGATTACGTCAGCGTGAGAGGGCCGCAAGGGGTTTCGTGCTCCGCGAGGTCGAGTGCAAACATTGCACATCTTTGTTTATTCCAGATCACGCAAGCCGGGTATTCTGTAGCGATAGATGTCTGGGAAGACACTTCAGGCTGAGGAGTAACGAGGCCCGCGCCCGCAAGTATGGATGCGTGATTGAGAGTGTCTCTCCGATGCGCGTCTTCAAACGCGACAACTGGTGCTGCTGGTTATGTGGTGGTCATGCCCCGCCTGAGCTGCGCGGCACAACCAACGACTTGGCACCGGAGATCGACCACGTCATTCCGCTGTCCCGGGGCGGCGGCCACACCTACTCGAACGTCGCGTGTGCCCACCGCAAGTGCAATGCCGCGAAGGGCGCGGCGATCGTGTGTGCACCACCCCGCAAGGCAGCATAGGTGGTAGGGGGCCATCGAAGTCTGACGGATTCTGCCGTTAGCCGTGATGGGTAGTTGAAGTTTTTCGCGCAATTCAAAACCGACCGGGGGCTTTCGTCGATCGGGCATCATGATTGAAGGTCAGAATGCCGCCCCTGACGGTCCATAAAAACCCCAACTTTCCGCAGGTCGATGAGATCGACGAGCCGGACTGGAACTTGCTGATGCCGACGCCGGCCGATGGCGACGATGCCAACGCCGAGCGGTGGCGCGGACTTGCCAGGACGGAATGGGCGCGGGTGATCCGGGCTTTACGGAATGCCGAAACGCTGGCGCCGGAGAACCGGCATCAGATCCAGCGCCTGGTTCTGTCCTACGTCCGATACGACCTGGCCGCGTCGAAGCTGTTCGCCGAGCAAGCAATCGTCTCGTCCAAGATCACGCAGGTTCCGCAGCTCAATCTCTGGCAAGTCGAAATGCGGGCTGCCGATTCGGACGCGACAACGGCCGAGATGGAGTTGGGCATTCCGCCCCGGCGTCGCGGCAGCGTGACCAAGGTCAAGACCAAACCGAAACAGGCGAGTGCAGCAGATGGCTACCTCTCGTCGGTCAAAAAAGCCTGACGGTCCTTTCGATCCGGTTACAGCTTGGGCGCAAGATGTCGTCGCCTCAAAGATCGTCGCGGGCGATACCACAATCGCAGCGGCCGACAGACACTTACGGGATCTGAAAGACGGGCCGAAGCGCGGACTCTTCTGGGACCTGCAGCCGGCACTCCACAAGATCAATTTCTTCCCCACCATGATGACGATCACGGCGGGCGCGAAGGCCGGCGAACCGTTCGTCTTGCTGCCGTATCTCATGTTCGCGACCGGGTCGATCTTCGGATGGAAGCGAGCGGACGGTCGGCGGCGGTTCCGAACCGGTTATGTAGAAACGGGCAAAGGTCAGGCGAAGACTCCATGGGCCGCTGCCATCGGTCTTTGCATGATGCGGTTCGATGGTATTTCCCGGTTCGAAGGATATGCAGTCGCCGGCACGGAAAACCAGTCGGGCATCATGCTGGCCGAAGCCGCGGCCCTGTGTCGGGCAAACGTTCCGGGTCGCTCAGAGGATAGCGAGATCACGCTGGAGGAATACGCGGGCTACCAGCTTCGTGGGACCGGTGACCTGACCTGGCAGATCGAATGGGACGGGGCTGCTCTGGGCCTCGGCATCAGCAAGTTCCGCAACGTCTCGACAACCGGCTCCATCAGCGGGCCGAAACCCTACTTTCTAGCCGCCGACGAAATTCACGAATGGGAAGATCGCTCGATCCTGGAAATGTGGACCGCCGCCATCATGAAGATGCCGGGCGATCCGCTGATGCTGCTGGGCACGAATACCCCGGCGTCGGATCAGATCATCGGGACCGAACAGTCCGACTATTACACGGCAGTGGCCAAGGGTGACGTTCAGGACGATGCCTCGTTCGCCCTGGTTTGCACCTGCGATGAAGGCGACGATCCGGTCAATAACGAGGGCGTGTGGCGCAAAGCCCTCCCGGCCTTGGATATCACCTATCCGGCGGAGAACATCCGCGACGAACTGAACAAGGCGAAGGGCCTTCCGTCTCGGTTGGACACGATCAAGCGCCTGTATTTCGGGCTGCGGGTCGGCGTCGCCGATGCATGGATCGACTACCCGACATGGAAATCGGTCATTGGCGTTCTCGATGACGAGGAACTGGCGACACTTCCTTGCTGGCTGGGCCTTGATCTTTCCTCGCGCAAGGATTTGACGGCGCTGGCTGCGGTGTGGCGCCGGCCATGCGGGCACCTGCTGGCTCGGATATTCTACTGGACGCCGGGCGGCACGCTGATCGCTCGGGCCAAGGACGACAAGGCGCCCTACGACCAATGGGAAAAGGCCGGATATCTGGTCGCGACACCAGGCGCGACGATCCCGAAGCTTTGGCCCGCGACGCAGACCGCGCGGATGGTCGCCGATCATGACGTCCAGGCCATGGCTTACGACCCCGCACAGATTCTCGACTTCGAGGAATCGGCGGCGGAAATCGGAATGTCGATCTGGCGCTATGAAGGACCGGACGAACCCGCAGGCGACGGCCTGATGATGATCCGGCATGGTCAGGGCTGGCGGGGAATGGACAACCCGAAGCTTCTGGCGATGCCGACCAGCGTCAAGGCGTTCGAGGATGTCATCCTCAACGGGAAGATCACGATCGAGACCAACCCGGTCACGAACTTTTGCTCCAGCAACATGGTGCTGGCGCCCGGGGCCAATCCCGATCAGCGCGTGCCGACGCGGCGGAAATCGCGCGGCCGGATCGACGGCATGGTTGCGCTGATCGAGGCGGTCGGGGCGGCGAGCGTTGCTCCGGTCAAGCCAACCGGTTCGATCTACGACATGGAGGAGGCTTGGTAGATGTGGCCTTTCTCCGCGCGCAACCAATCTGAACGCATCGCTCCGTCCTTTTCAAACTCGCTTGAAAACCCGTCAACGCCGCTGTCCGAGCCCGCCGAGTGGCTTGGTGAAGCGCTGGGCGGTGGCGTGCAAAGCTCTGCGGGTGTCCGCGTCAGCGCCACGTCGGCGATGCGCTCGGCCGCCGTATTCCGCTGTGTCTCGCTGAAATCTGGGATCATCGCGGCACTGCCATTGAACGTCTATCAGCGCACGCCCGAAGGCCGGAAGCTGGTCCCCGATCATCGGCTCTATCCGATCCTGCACGATGAGCCCAACGACCTGATGTCCTCCTTCGTCTGGAAGGAGTTGATCGAAGCCAACCTGATGCTGTCGGGCAACCATTACAGCGTGATCGAGTACGACAACGCCTCGCGCATCATGGGGCTTCTGCCAGTGATGCCGCAGTCGGCGCGGGTCGATCGGGTCAAGGGCCGCAACCGCTATACCTTCACCCTGGCCGATGGTCAGGAAGTGCTCGACCAAGACGAGGTTGTTCACGTTCCCGGCATCGGGTTCGACGGTATCAAGGGCCTTTCCCCCATCGAGTGGGCAGGCCGCCAGCCGATTGGGCTGAGCATGGCGATGGACGATTTTGTCGGGAAGATGCACGCCAATAGCGTCCGTCCATCCGGTTGGATCGAGACGCCAGCGGGGATCAAGCCCGAAGGACTGCGCCGGCTGCGGCTGGAGGTCGAAAACCTCTATAGCGGCACCGGTAACACCGGCCGCACGCTTATGCTCGACAGCGGGACCAAGTGGAACTCCATGGGCATGACGCTCCAGGATGCCCAGACCCTGGAGAGCCGGCACTATCAGGTGGTCGATATCGCCCGGCTGTTCGGTATTCCGCCCCACATGATCGGCGAAGTAGACCGCACGACCTCCTGGGGAACCGGCATCGAGCAGCAGGTCATCGCCTTCCTGAAGTTCTGCATCGACCCAGACCTGACCAGGATCGAGAACGAGCTTAACCGCAAGCTGTTCAAGAAGCCGTACTACTGCGAATTCAACCGCGAGGCGATGAGCGCGCTGGACGCCAAGACCCAGGCGGAGCTGTTCGCCAGCGGCATCCAGAATGCTGGCTATACGCCCAACGAAGTCCGCCGCATGCGCAACCTGCCCGACATAGAGGGCGGCAACGAACTCTACATCCAGTCGGCAACGATCCCGATTTCCAAGGCCGGACAAAGCGCCGCGACCGGAACGCCTCAATCACCAGCCCCGAAGGTGCCCGCATGACGAAGCGCACTCCCATGATCTTTGCCGCCGTTGACCGCGAGGCGATCCGCGCCAAGTGGTCGGCTCAATTCCAGAACCGGACGGTGAAGAACGCCAAGACCGGCAAGATCGAGGTCAAGAACGCCACCGGCGATGTGGCCGAGATCATGATCTATGACGAAATCGGCTTCTGGGGCGTCACCGCGGCGGACTTCGTCGCGCAGCTGGCCAGCGTCACCGCGCCCAAGGTTGTGGTGCGCTTGAATAGTCCAGGGGGCGACGTGTTCGACGGCCTGGCGATCTTCGCAGCAATCCAGGGCTATGCCGGCGATGTCACCTGCGTGGTCGACGGCTGGGCCGCCTCTGCCGCGTCATTCATTGCCTTGGCTGGAAAAGAAACCACGATGGCGCCGAACGCCTTCATGATGATCCACAAGGCTTGGGCGCTGGCGATCGGCAACGCCGACGACATGGGCGACATGAAAGACACACTCGACAAGCTGGATGGTCAGCTGGCGCAGATTTACGCCAAGAAGACCGGCAAGTCGGTCGACGAGATGATGGCGCTGATGGCCGGCAAGGTCGACGGCACCTGGTTCACCGCGCAAGAGGCGCTCGACCTTGGCCTGATCG